GATATAATAATGACCAAGCTTAGAAGTTTGAGTGAAGCAACTGGTATAGCTATTGTATTGGTCAGCCATTTACGCAGACCACAAGGACAATCACATGAGTCGGGCAGAGAGGTTGATACATCAGACTTGAGAGGATCTCATTCACTACTTCAACTATCAGATGTTGTACTTTCGGCTTCTAGAAACCAGACAGGAGATGCTAGTGAAAGACAAAGACTACAGCTAAAGGTACTAAAGTCTAGACATACTGGCATGACAGGAGAAGTAGATAAATTATTGTACGACCAAAAGACAGGTCGGCTTGTTGTATATGAGGATTTTATTTAATTATGACTTTACTTATTGATGCTGATTGGTTGATCTACAATTCATGCTGTGCCTGTGAACAAGACACAAGATGGAATGATTGGGAGCATACTCTTCACTCTGATGAAAGAGACATACTTAATCTGATAGAGAACAGATTAGATGTTTATAGAACTATTGCTGACAGCAAGCACGACATAGTTATGTGCTTTACTTCTTACCCTACATTTCGACATGAGATATTTCCTGAGTATAAGATCAACAGGATAGGTAAACGTAAACCACTAGCACTCAAGAGTGTTATCAAAGAAGTAAAACAAAGATACGAAACTGTTGCCTATGAAAACCTTGAAGGTGATGACGTATTAGGTTTGCTTGCTACCAATGGCAAATACAAAGACCCGATAATAGTTTCAGTTGATAAAGATATGAGAACACTACCATGCAAACTTATAGCTGATGATTCGATAGAACATATCACCAATAAGAAAGCAATAAGACATTGGTTTGAAATGTCGTTAGCTGGTGATGCTGGTGACGGAATACTAGGTATCAAAGGTATGGGTATGGTTACTGCTTCAAAGACTCTAGCCAATACACCTGATACTAAAGAAGCACTATGGTCTAAGGTACAGGAGACATATACTAAGAAAGGTTATACGATTGCTGATGCTATCTTAAACGCAAGACTTACAAGAATACTTAGAGAAGGAGATTATGATTACAATACAGGTGAAGTAAAACTTTGGAACCCATAAAGAAAACCCCAAGAGGAACCACACCCTTGAGGTTTTCTTAGCGTTGCAACAAGGATAACCACTCCCTTGTTATCTACACATTAACATATAATATAGAGATAGCTCTTTAATTTTTGTGTCTTTACCAGTAATTACTGACGAACTTATACAAGCTTTAGATGCTGTGTTTCCTAACAGATGTCCAGACTTATCTGTCTCTGATCGTGAAGTATGGTATCGTTCAGGGCAGAGGTCTGTTGTTGATTATCTAATTGAACAGCAACTTAGACAAAAAGAAACTATGTTAACTAACAGAGTATTGGAGAACTAGCTATGTGTTTTGGTGGTGGTGGTGGTAGTCGACCAAAAGTTGCAAAGTATCAAAGTAAGAATGACCCTGTTGTAATTACAGGAGAACAGGAAGGTCTTGAAGATACCGATAAGAAAGATACAGCAGCAGAAACTTTAAAAATTAAAAAACAAAAACAAACCAAAAACTTTTCTAACCCAACTATTGCTACAGCACAAAAGCTAACGCAAACTAAAAAGAAGACTTTAATTTAGTTCATGCTAGTATAAGGAAAAAATAATATAAACCTGCCATGTGTTTTGGAAGACGATCATCACCTCCACCCGCACCCGCACCCGAACCAGTTGATTCTCCTATAGAAGAAACTGCTGATTCTGTTTCTGTTGGTGATGAACAAAAGAAAAAGAAAAGTAGTCAAACAAAAGTTGCTACAGGCAGAAGAATGGGAACTAGGTCTTTACAAATACCATTGCTTGATAACCAAAAAGGTGGAGATTTAAACTACCCAACTTAATATGGAATACTCGGCACAAGGCACAACCGCAGCAGGTAGGTATGAAGCACTTGTTAGTAGTAGGTCTGTCTACGATAGAGAAGCAAAAGAATCTTCAAAACTAACGATACCTAGCTTGATACCAGAACAAACAACTGGTACAAGGGCAAGAATAAAAACACCTTTTCAAGCTACTGGTAGTCGTGGTGTGAACAGCTTGTCAAATAAATTATTAATGACTTTGCTTCCTCCAAGCACAGCATTTTTCAAATTAGAGATAGATGCTCTTGAGATAAGAAAGCAAGGGCAAGAACAAATGCAGAGTGAAATAGATAAAGGACTACGCACAATAGAAAATGCTTTGATGAATCAAATAGAAATATCTAACGATAGGGTTGCTATGTTTGAAGCTATCAAACATTTAGTCGTATCAGGTAATGTCTTGTTATATCTAACAGATGCAGGTCTTAAAGTCTTTCCATTATCTAAGTTTGTTTGTAAGCGTGATGAAGTAGGTAACGTATTAGAAATATTAACTAAAGAAACAATACACCCACAAGCTTTACCTGCTGCTTTCTTAGAACAGATCAAGAAAAAAGAGAACTATGACGCTAAGACAATGACAGATGATCTTGATATATATACACATATAAAAAGAATTAATGATGATGTCTTTTGGTTTCAAGAATGTAAAGGAGAAAAGATACCAAACACAGATGGCAGATCAAGAGTAGATGTAACACCTTGGCTACCTCTTAGATTTATTAGGGTTGATGGTGAAGATTATGGTAGAGGTTATGTAGAAGAATATAGAGGAGACTTAATTAGTCTTGAGTCTTTAATGCAAGCAATAATCGAAGGGGCTGCTGCTAGTGCGAAAACGCTTTTTCTTGTCAATCCGAATGGGGTGACAAGGGCAGCAACTATTAGTAAAGCACCGAATGGTGCTGTGCGAGAAGGAACCGCAGCAGATATTTCTGTCATGCAAGTTGGGAAAAGTGCAGACTTCTCTGTTGCTTTTAGTGCAATACAAAGAATAGAAGCAAGACTTGAGTTTGCTTTCTTGATGGCAAGATCAGTACAACGTGACGCAGAAAGAGTAACAGCAGCCGAGATAAATCTTATGGCACAAGAGCTAGAGAATAGTCTTGGTGGTATCTATAGTATCTTGACCCAAGAGTTTCAATTACCATATCTCAGAAGACGTATGCACTTATTGGTAAGACAGGGTAAAGTACCCAAGCTGCCTGATAATCTGGTCAAACCCAAGATAGTGACAGGACTTCAAGGACTTGGTAGGGGTAATGACAGAAACAAACTAATAGAGTTTATAGGAACTGTAGCTCAAGCTTTAGGACCAGATGTAATGAGACAGTACGTTAATGTAGATGAAGCGGTGAAAAGACTAGCTACCAGTATCGGTATAGATACTGCTAACCTAGTAAAAACACAAGATCAAATTCAAGCAGAACAAGAAGCTGCACAACAGCAGCAGCTTATTCAAAGTCTTGGACCTGCTGCTTTAGGCTCACCATTAGTTGATCCTAAAAAATTAGCTGATGCTTCACAACAACTACCAACGGAGGAACCTCAAGATGCCAACCAAGAAGCCTAGAGAAAGAGATGAAGACGGAAAATTTGTCCCTGCAAAAGCTATCGTTAGTGAACTAGGTGTTAACGACACACCAGAGCCAAACGAACCAAAAGTGGTCGAAACTAAAAATGGTCGTACAATAACTTATAACTAACCAAAAAAATTATGACTTCATCACAAGTAAATGTTTCAGAAACACCACCAATGTCTGCTAATGACTTGGAAAGTTTAAAAGATGAAAATGGTTTGTATGCTGGCAAGTTTAAATCTGTAGAAGATTTGGTTGGAAGCTACAAAGAATTAGAAGGTAAGCTTGGTGCTATAGATCAAACCAGAGAAGAGCCAGAAGGTAATGCAGAGGAAACAGAAGAGCAAGAAACAGAAACTAATGATTCTGATTTTAATGCAGAAGAATATTATGGAGATGGTTTAGCTTCTGTATTAGAAGAAGTTGGTATTGATCCAGTAGATATATCAAATCGTTTTGCAGAGAATGATGAAATTTCTGAAGATGATTACAGCAAACTTAGTGATGCTGGTTTTTCAAAACAAATTGTTGATACTTATTTAGATGGTCTACGCAATGCTGGTTTAGCAGGTGAAGTAGATGCACAAGGTATCAAAGACTCAGTTGGTGGAGATGAAAGCTATGGTCAAATGGTTTCTTGGGCTATAGAAAATCTACCTGCTGAAGAAGTCCAAGCCTTCAATAAGTTAACTGATACAGGAGATGGACCTGCTATTAAGTTGGCTGTTCAAGGTATCTATTCACAATACAACAATGCTATGGGAGTTGAACCAAATCTTTACTCAGGTCGTGCTGCTGCTAGTGGACCTACACCATATAGATCTACAGCAGAAGTAAAAGCTGCTATGTCTGATCCTCGCTATGGTAAAGATGTAACATATACAGAGAGTGTATATTCTCGTTTAGAAAATAGTAACGTATTTGGCTAATGGCTAAACCTACAAATCCAAAACTTTACGCAAGAATAAAAGCGAAAGTAAAAGCTAGGGTAAAGAAGTGGCCTAGTGCTTATGCAAGTGGACAACTTGTTAGAGAATACAAAGCTGCTGGCGGTGGCTACTCATGAAGAAGCTTACCCTTAGTCAAATGAGAACTCTGAAAAAACATTCAGAGCATCATTCTAAAAAACACATGGATATGATGAAGAAGCTTATGCGTGAAGGTTCTTCATTTAAAGCAGCGCACAACAAAGCACAGAAACAAGTAGGCAAATGAGTCTTGACAGATGGTTTAAAGAAAAATGGGTTGATGTCAAAACAGGCAAGAAATGTGGCCGAGGTAAGAATGAGAAAGGCAGACCCTACCCTGCTTGCAGACCATCAAAGAGAGTTAGTAGTAAGACTCCAAAGACTACAAGTGAAATGAGTAGTAAAGAAAAAGCTAGATTTAAAAGAGAAAAAACAAGTTCAAAAAATATCACCTATCAACATAGAAGAAAAAGAAATAGTTTAAAGATTGCATAAAGGTGTTATATTTTAAGTAGCTTACATTTTTTATGTCTAAGGGCGTATCAATGACCAAGAAGGATAAAGACCCCACAGGTGGTCTTACTGCTTCTGGTCGTAGAAAATACAACCGAGCAACAGGTGGAAACTTGCAAGCTCCTGTTACTAAAAAGACAGGTCTTTCTCCTAGACAGAAAGCAAGAAGAAAATCTTTTTGTGCAAGAATGTCTAAGGTAAAAGGACCATTAAAAAAAGATGGCAAGCTAACTCGCAAAGCCCTTGCACTACGCAAGTGGAATTGTGGGTCTGTATAAATTAACAGAGTAGAAATCTAAATATCCTTGTGCCTGATGCGTCAGATACCACTTGAGAGAAAGGATTGAAACGAAGTTAGTTACTCAAATTTGTAAACATTAATCAAGGAGTTTTCCTATGGCTAACGCCACAGTCTCACGCCTTGGTTTGGTCAACAATACAGGGACAGCATTTGATGCCCTGTTTTTAAAGGTATTTAGTGGCGAGGTGCTAACTGCGTTTGCCAGAAACAATATCTTTAACGAGCAACTTCATTCAGTTCGTACTATCACAAGTGGTAAGTCAGCACAGTTTCCTGTTCTAGGAACTGCTACTGCTGCATACCATACAGTAGGAACCCCTCTTGTTGGTGCTAACCAAATCAAGGCAAATGAAAAGATTATCAACATTGATGATCTTCTAATTTCTCAAGCCTTCGTAAGTAACTTAGAAGAGTTAAAAAACCACTATGACGTTAGGGCTACTTACGCTGATGAACTTGGTAAGGCTCTAGCTCGTACATACGATCAAAACGTAGCGAAGATGATAGCAAATGCTTCTAGAGCATCTACTACATTATCAGGTGGACAAGGTGGTATCGTATCTAGTTTCCCAACTGGTGCTGGTAACACAACTTCTGCTGGTATTTCTGGTGATGAACTAGCTGGTGCTATCTATGATATTGCACAAGCATTTGACGAGAGAGACATTCCTCCAACAGATCGCTTCTGTGTATTACCACCTGCTGAGTATTACAAGCTTGCCGAGTCTGCTACA